CACGAAACTACAGAAAAGTTTGAAGATTTACCTATTATTCATACAGGGTGCGATACTTATGCAAGTATCTATCCTGAATTTAAGCACTTTAATAAACTTGCAGAAGTCGACGAAGTAGTTGATCATTTAATTAGCCTATTGCCCGAAGGCAAATGGACTATGGATAACGGGCAAGATATCCACTTAATTATGACAGGTGGTGAACCTCTTCTTGCTTGGCAACGACTTTATGTTGAGTTATTCGAACACCCTAAAATGAAGGACTTGAAAAATGTTACCTTTGAAACAAACACTACACAAATGTTACACAAAGATTTACTGGATTATCTCGAGAATAACAGAAGAATTCAAGTCACTTTCAGCTGTTCACCCAAGCTCTCCGTTTCAGGCGAGTCTTGGAATGATGCTATTAAGCCTGAGGTTGCTAGTCAGTATGCCTCTGTGGCTAATAGCGATCTTTATCTTAAATTTGTTGTTGCTGATAAAGACGATGTTGACGAAGTTAGCAAGGCCGTGGAAGCGTACAGAGAAGCAGGAGTTGAATGTCCTGTATACCTCATGCCACTCGGCGGCCGATCAGAAGAATATAACATGAATGTAAAAGAAGTAGCAGAAATTTGTATGCAGCGTGGTTGGAGGTTTACGCCTCGGCTTCATATCTCACTATTTGGAAACGCATGGGGAACATAATGAAAAATTTACTTAAACGCTTAATGGGTATAGATAAACTAGAAGAAAAGAAACAAAAACTTTTAGAAGAAACTGATCCAAAAGCTGCGGCGACTGCAAAAGGTGAACCGTATATTGCAGTAATAGATACACAGGTAAATCCAGATAACATTAAAAATGGATTTTTTGAACTAGACTGGAATAATGAATTTATTGAACAATTGTTAGACGCTGGTTACAAAGGTGAGTCACAAGAAGAAATTGTAGATAAATGGTTTAGAACAATAGTTTCACAGATGTTACAAGAAGACGGTCAAAGTTTAGATAGAGAGATGGGTTACATAAATGTAATTCCTATTGATAAAGATAAATCTGAAGTTTCTTAAAAAAAGACTTGACTTACTGATTATAATATACTACTATAATTATATGAGCACTTATATTCTAGTTGACACTATGAACACTTTCTTTCGAGCTCGACATGTAGTTCGCGGAAGTATCGACGACAAAGTTGGTATGGCTTTGCACGTAACCCTTAACAGTATTAAAAAAGCATGGACTGACTTCAATGCCGATCACGTAGTTTTTTGCTTAGAAGGTCGCAGCTGGCGCAAAGATGCTTATGCACCTTACAAGCGCAATCGAAAAGAAACTCGCGATGCTATGACTCCTCAGCAAGCAGAAGAAGATCGAATCTTTTTTGAGGTTTTTGACGACTTTAAAGAATTTGTTCGCAATAAAACAAATTGCACAGTTTTACATCACAAACAGTTAGAAGCAGACGATCTTATTGCAGGTTGGGTGCAATCTCATACGAACGATAATCATGTTATTCTTAGCACAGACGGTGACTTTGCACAACTTATTGCACCTAATGTAAAGCAGTACAACGGTGTTAGTAACACTACAATTACACACGAAGGTTACTTTGACGACAAAGGTAAGCCAGTCATTGATAAAAAGACAGGCGAAGCAAAGCCTGCACCTGATCCTAAATGGCTGCTTTTTGAAAAATGTATGCGTGGAGACACAAGTGATAACATTTTTAGTGCATATCCCGGTGTACGTAAAAAAGGTACTAAAAATAAAGTAGGACTTACTGAAGCTTATGCAGATATGAGTAGTAAAGGCTACAATTGGAATAACCTAATGCTTCAACGATGGTCTGATCATGAAGGTGTTGAGCATAGAGTAATTGACGATTATAATAGAAATGTTCTTCTTTGTGACCTTACTGCGCAACCTAGCGAAGTACGACAAATGATTACTACTACAATTAACGAAAATGCTGTTGACAAAGCACTAGAACAAGTTGGCTCAAGACTTTTAAAATTCTGTTATAAATGGGATATGCAAAGAATTGCAGATAATATCCAGCTTTATGCAGCTCCTTTACAAGCGAGGTATACACAATGAAAGCAAAAGAAGTACTAAAAAATAAATTTTGGATTGTAGAAGATAATGGTAGTAATGTAGGCACTATTTCATACGATAACGATCATTATATTGTTCAAACAAATAAAAAGTCTTCTCCGCAAGTATATGTTTCAAAATCTTCAATAAAAAAGAATTTAGGAAATATTACATGGACATCTTTAAAAGTTGTGGAAAATAATGAATACTTTGTCCATGACTTTCCAACAAACTGTAAGCCGTTTAACGGAATGTTTGACATTAAACGTAAACTACCATTATTTACAAAAAGTGAAAAGTCCAAAAGTGTTTATTGCGCCGGATATTATATTATTCAATTTAATAAAGGATGGGTAAAAAGCTACTGTCCTAAATTAATAACTATTGAACGTTATAATTCTAAAGGTCCATTTAGAACTGATTTAGAAATGCGTCAACAACTGAGTAAAGCAAATGCAAAAAACACCAATTAATACTTCACCTATAACTCAATTTCTTAATGCTGTAAAAGCAGCCGAAGCAAGTAGACAAAAAGAAATAAGATTTGATATTGAAAAAGCAAAAAAACTTCATTACTGTCTTACAGAACTACTAGCACGTCACACTGAAAATTTAGAAACTTTACTAGTAACCAGTAATGACACAACTAATACTGTTATTGATGTCAGAATGGATGGCGGAAATAACTGGTAGAAGATAAATATATACGTATATAATGAGGAACAAAAAATGAGTAGGCCAAAGCCTATTGTGTTAAAGGAATACACAGATAAAAACACGTATCGAACTGAACAAGTGTTAGAAGCAGAAGCAATTTGGGCTGTTTTCTACCAAGGAAAGCCTTTTAATTTAAAAAGTTTTAACAGCCTTACTAATCAACCCGGACCTAAATATAAGAAAACAAGTTTTTCTAATCCAGGGCATGCACACAATCTCGCAGAAAGATTAAATACTGTGTGGAAAACTACCGAGTTTAAAGTAGTTAAGTTTACACACAGTGATAACATAGAGCATGAATAGATTAACTTATACCAAAATCTTTTTAAACTCTGCTAAGATAAGCATCGACGATGCTAATATAAAAAAATATTCTGCAGAATGGTGGTATAATATTAGAGATAAAAAAACTGGCGGTTTAAGATTAACCGAACTAGGCAGAGATTTTTTAAAAAATACACTAGAACTAACTATGTATAAAATAATCTTTCCACCTGATGTTAACATATACAAAACAAATATTTTAATACATTTAGATAACTTTGTTACTTGTCCGTATTTTCTCACTAAAAAATATATAGAAGTAACCGATGATAGAAAAGCTATGGAAATAAGTTTATTCTCAGGTGACATCGAACGATACGGCTTAATAAAAGCAATAGAAAAGCAAAAAAACATTTGACAGCTAACGTGTTTTGTCGTATTATATACATAGTTAATAAACAAATACACAGGTAAACACAATGGACAATATTCGTACTACTTCACCAAACAATGCAAAGAAAGTTATTTCGGCTGCATTCGATCAAAAACGCCCTATCTTTATTTGGGGTCCTCCGGGCATTGGTAAATCTGACATTGTACACCAAATCGGTGCTGGTAAGAATGCTCATGTAATTGACATTCGTCTTAGCCTTTGGGAACCAACTGACATTAAAGGTATTCCTTACTTTGATTCGACACAAAGCAAGATGGTTTGGGCACAACCTAGTGAATTGCCTGACGAAGAACTTGCAAGTCAGTACGAACATGTAATTTTGTTTTTGGACGAAATGAACTCAGCTGCTCCGGCTGTGCAAGCTGCTGCATATCAGCTAATTCTTAACCGGCGTGTAGGGCAATACAAGCTGCCAGACAATGTTCTTATTGTTGCTGCTGGTAACCGTGATAGCGATAAAGGTGTTACTTACCGTATGCCAGCACCTCTTGCTAACCGTTTTGTGCACTTGGAGATGTCAGTATCGTTTGATGACTGGTTTGAATGGGCTGTAAACAACAAAATTCATCCCGATGTAGTTGGTTACTTGCAGTTTAGTAAAGGTGACTTGTATGACTTTGATCCTAAGTCGCCGAGTCGTTCGTTTGCAACACCCCGTTCGTGGTCGTTTGTAAGCGACTTCCTTACTGATAAGTACGATTCAGAGACACTTATGGATCTTGTGTCAGGCTCGATCGGTGAAGGCCTTGCTGTAAAGTTTGTTGCACATCGTAAAGTTGCTGCTGACATGCCTAATCCAAGCGATATCTTAGCTGGTAAGGTAACAGATCTCGATACTAACGAAATTAGTGCAATGTACAGTTTGATTGTTGCAATGTGTTACGAACTTAGTCAGTCAGTAAACGACGATAACAGTAACTTTTACGGACAAGTTGAAAACTTCTTGAAGTTCTCAATGAAGAACTTTGACACTGAACTGGTTGTAATGGGTATGAAACTTGCTCTTACTCAATACCGTTTACCGATTGATCCTGATAAAGTTCCTAGCTTTGATGAATTTCATGAAAAATATGGAAAATACATCAAAGCTGCTCAACAATAAATTATACAAAGCGCTTGACAAGTCAGGCGCTTTGTTGTATTATATACATAGTTAATAAATAGAGGTGACATTATGTCTGTCGAAGGTACAAAACATTGGCAACCAGATCCTGATATTACTCCGGAAGAGCTTGATCGTATGACTACAGATGTTATGGATCGTATTACTGTTGCACGAGTAGGCTTGCTGTTGAAACATCCGTTCTTTGGCAACATGGCTACTCGTCTTAGAGTAAAACCTGCTAACGATTGGCTTCCTACTGCTGCCGTCGATGGTCGTAATCTGTACTTTAATGCACAATTTTTTAATGCAATGGAAAACTCTGAGATTGAGTTTGTAGTTGCGCACGAAATTTTGCACTGTGTATTTGATCACCTCGGTCGTCGCGGCGATCGTGACCCTAAAATCCACAACGTAGCTGCTGACTATATTGTAAACAATCTTCTTGTTCGCGACAAAATTGGTTCGAAGCCTAAACTTGTTGACTGTTATCAAGACTTTAAGTACGAAGGTTGGTCTAGTGAAGAAGTTTACGATGACTTGATGGAAAATGTTGTTGAGCATATTGATCTAGATCAGTTGGGCGAAATGCTCGACGAACACTTAGATCTTGAAGGTGGCGGTAAAGACGGCCAACCTAAATATACTGAAGCAGAAATGAAAGAAATTCGCGACAGTATTAAAGAAAGTATGCTTTCGGCTGCACAAGCTGCTGGTGCTGGTAAAGTCCCAGGAGAAATTGCACGTATTATTAAACAGTTTACTGAACCTAAAATGAACTGGCGTGAAATTTTACAACAACAAATTCAAAGTACTGTTAAGAATGACTATAGCTTTGCTCGTCCGTCACGTAAATCACACTATGGTGCAATTATTCCCGGTACTGTAAACGAAGACACTATTGACATTTGTGTAGCATTAGATACAAGTGGTAGTATCGGCAACGATATGCTCATGGATTTTATGGGCGAGATTAATGGCATTATGAATCAATATAACGACTATAATATCAAAGTTTGGTGTTTTGACACCAAAGTATACAACATGGAAGAGTTTTCGGCTCACGACGGCGACATTACCGAATACGAAGCTGCCGGCGGCGGTGGCACTGACTTTGACGCTAACTGGAACTACATGAAAGAAGAAGGTATTGAGCCGAAAAAACTAATTGTGTTCACGGATGGTTATCCGTGGGGTAGTTGGGGCGACGATACATATTGTGATACTGTTTTTGTAATTCACAGTAATTATGATAAAGACTTAGAAGCACCGTTTGGTGTAACTGCACATTATGAAAAAACATAAAATCGATATAAGACCTAATCCATTAGAGCTGTTTGAAATTCGTAAAGTTGACATATTACCTTTACATTTTGAAACAACTTCTATACAGGTTGATCAATCTGTGCCGTCTCGACCGCACAGATTGATTTTATCAGATATAGAAGAATGGATAAAACAAAATACTTTTGGTCGATACTACATAAGTCCAAGTATCTCTCATAATTTCGAAATCACTGTTGGTTTAGAAAACTCAAAAGAACTAAGCTATTTTATTTTAGCTTATAAATAATTTACAATACAAAAAGGAATTTTTATGACTGAAGAAAACATTAAAGACCCTACTCCAACTTCTGAAGCTCCTAGCGAAGAAGCACAAACTGAGGCTCCGGTTGAACTTACTGTAAACGACTTGTCAGCACTTCGACAAGTTATCGATGTAGCACAAAGTCGAGGTGCTTT